ATATAAGGTTTGGAGGCAGCGGGGTTTTCTACAAACCTATAAAAAACCTCAAACCTTTATATCTGCATATTGGGCCAATTACTATTTGATGGTTTGGATATAAGGTTTGGAGGCAGCGGGATATTAAAGGTTTCTACCTATCAAATAGAATATTATCCATGCTTGCATACATATCATTAATAGTTCATTACTTGTCATTTGTATTTGGGATTGAACCATTGCATCCGTACCCTCGCAATATCCCTGTCTTGCAATGTGCTATTACACATATGGCACATAGGCTCTAAGTTATCCAATCCATCTCCTCCCCCTTTTGATATAGGGATAATGTGATTAGCAGTAGTAGCCTCTAAACCACATGTAATACATGAGGGATTAGTACTAAGGAGTATTGCTCTGTTCTTCTTGTATACCCCGCTTGAGTAGCCCATCTACCCACCCAATCCATTCTCTGTCTCTTCCACAACATAACTGTCTGGTTGAACCCAATCCATTACAATTGGTGCAGTAGTAGATTCCCTCTGCAGTAAGCGGGACATTCTCTTGTCTATCTCTTGGTACTCTTCCCATTGAATTCTTGCTCCTAAATAGATTGATGCCATATCAAGGAGATGACTTGCACATGCATAGCCAATATCTTGTTGATAGTAATAAGCAGCAATAACCTTGTCGTTTCTATAGCAATATTGGCAAGGTCTTGGTCTGACACTGTGTTTATACCTTTGAAGGTAGTAAACAGGTGAATCAGGAAAACCTATCTTAGGCTGCCGCATTTCTAACTGCCTCAAATATTTGTGAAACCTTCACAAGATATCCTTTACTTGGATTTGCTCCATCATTCATTTCAGCCTCTGGAGACTGTTTGCAGAGTTTTTTTAACAAACTGGTAGGAACATCAAGGACAAGTGGTTTTAGGTCTTTAACAGGCATTACAAGGCTCCAATAGTTAGCCTCTGTGACTGCTATGCCACTTGGTTTCCATTTATTTTCATTGTTGTACCAGCATTCATATTCAATGTAGAAATTACCTGTCTTCTGCCATTGATAATCTGTCTTTACTTCTGCTGTCTTAATAATCTTGGCAGTAAGGCTCTCACCTACAAGCCCATCTCTATAATCGTTATCCCAACTACTTAAACTCATACTCTATTTTACACCCTTTATATGAATGTCGTGAAAATCTTTAGATTGCTTCCAACCCATTGGCTTACCAAATGCTTGTTCATGTATATAGTTATATGCATCTAATAGTCTTTGGTCATTGGTTCTCTTTAGATACCTTGAATAATTAGTAGGGTCAATGACATAGTAACTGCCATTAATACCTTTAGGATTTCTCCCTGTTGCTGGTCTACCTCTCTTCAATGTCATCACGCTCCTGCCAATCTTCTGGAAACCAAATAATCTTTTCTGCTTCATTCTTTACTGTTTTCATTTCTGCCTCTTTTCTTGTAGTAAACATAACTATCCATTATGTTTTTTATTTTGTTGTATGCAAGAGCCATAAGCCGTGTCCTTGAGAGATATATATTCTTTATATATAATTTATATAAAGTAATTAAGAGTGCTTAATTCTTAATCTATATATCTCACTTAGAGATATCTCTCCCCCATCAGTGTTCACTCAATATTTCTATTGACCTGCTCAAATATGGACTCTGGGTGACACTCCATAAATTGCTTATGCCAGATTGATTTCTGGATTCTTTTGATTCTCATTAGGTTGAGAAGAACGCTCTTGTAAGAAACTCTTGTCCTTGGCCCTCAAGCAGGGTTGAGAGATAGGTGCCTAATGAGTACTTCTGTGGCTATGTGTGGCTTGTGTGGATTTCGTGTGGCTTGTTCGCTGCCTATCCGTTGCCTGTGTGCCTATGTATACAGTATAGCATAGTTTTGTGACCTACGCCACTTTTTGGTGCCCTTATGTTACTGGTGAGTAACTTATCTATAAATGTCAGTGGTCAGAAATATAATTAAATTGAAGGGGTAAGGAATGGGCACCTTTCGCCTGTGGGCCTTACCTCTTCCTTATTTTCTTTTGATATTTGTTACGCCTACTTCTTTTCTATTAATCCAGAGATTGATATTTCTTGCATCAGTCTTAGTAATAGATTGAATTAGTTTTATGCTTTTTATCATTTTATCTGCCCTTTGTTTTTAGAACCAGCAGGAGAGGAAAGAGATGTAAACCCCTCCTGCTGATTTGAGGTGAGCCATATGTCGCTGGCTACACATCTAATTATAGCAGATTCTAAATACTAAAGTTAAATCCTCGTGAAGTTTGGCTTTAGATTTATATACCAATAATCAACGAATACATTTTGTGCTGTTGTTCCAACATTTTTATATATTCCTGTACCAGCATTCATTACAGCAAATGCACCACTTGGATTTGCTTGAGTGGCTGTGTGAATTAGATTTCCATCATAATAATATTGGAAAGTTACTGAAGTGTAATTTGTATTTGATGCTGGAGTAGCAACAACTTTAAAGGTGTGGTAATTAGTATCAACAGGAATTCCAGTATTGTAAAATGTCATTCCATTGCTTGTTAAGTTATCAGCCAATCCCGTTGCAATCTGCCAATTTGGAGAAGCAGTTGTTCCTGTTCCACCGTAAGCGTTTGTCATTTGGCTGTCATAAATAAATGCAGCCATTGGTCCTGCGTTGTAGGCAGCACTGTAGTGATTATAGGCTAATCCTAATTTTACAACAAAGTTTTCTGTTGAAGTAGACAACTGTCCAACTTTGACTCTTGTTTGAAATGTTTTAATTGTACTTTGTGTACTTGCACCAATTGTTTCTCCAAGCACTGCTTTTCCTGGATTTGTACATGTGTGCCTCATGGTGCCAATCATTTGATTATCAGTGTAATTGTCATACAAAGAGTTTGTATTGCTTGTTCCTGATAGTCCTGCAAGAGAAGATATTGGTCTATTTGAAGTTTGATATACCAAAAAGTCATCAAACCATTCAAAACCATTAGTAATCATTGAAGAAAGAGGATTAGGAGATGAACCTCCACCTCCACTTGTAGGTAATACAAAATCAAGAACTGCATTAGTTGATGTTCCACTGTTTGTAACTGCTGCTGTAGCACCTGTTGTAGTTGTACCTACAGTTACTGTTGCTGCTGTTCCAGCACTACCTGCAGGTCCTTGTGGTCCTGTCTCACCAATAGGTCCTTGTAATCCTGTAGCACCAGTTTCTCCTTGTATGCCCTGCAAACCTTGAGGGCCTTGTGCACCTGTATCTCCAGTATCACCTTTAGCACCAGTGGCTCCTGTTGCACCTTGTGGACCAGTTTCTCCTTGAGGACCTTGAATACCTTGTACTCCTTGAGGGCCTGTGGCACCTGTGGCACCTGTTGGTCCTGTGGAACCAATCTGTCCACGCTGACCTGCTATACCAATTACCCAATCTGCAACATCATTATAAGAACTATTAACTGATGGATTTGAACCTACAAATATTGTGGTTGTTGTGGAGTCAAATGAATTAATTAGTCCAAAGAATGTATGTGCCAGTGCTCCATTTACATACCCTGAGACTCTTACATTTGCCATTAAGAACCTTACAAACAAAGGGTCAGTATGAGGAATGGTTATGTAACTTCCTGTAAAGATTGCTGAATTTTGTATTACTTGTGTAAAAGAACTCTCCATTTTTGGAGTGCTTCCTGTTGCTCCACTTACACCCTGAATACCTTGAATACCTTGTGGACCTTCAGGACCAACTATCTGTCCTGCATCATGCCAAGTAGTTCCTGTCCATACATATAAATTTCCATCTGCATCATTTATGTAAGAGTCACCAATGGTGTTACCTGTACTTGGTAACTGTTGCGTATTAGCAACGCTACCTTTCAAAGTTACAGATGCACCTGCTTGTCCTTGTGTACCTTGAGGACCTTCAATACCTTGTGGCCCCTGTGGTCCAACTTCTCCTTGTGGTCCTTGAATACCTTGAATACCTTGTAAACCTGCTTCTCCTTGAATACCTTGAGGACCTGTATCTCCAGTGTCTCCCTTTTCTCCTTGCACACCTTGTGGACCTTGTGGACCTGCTAAACCAATAGGACCTTGAGGGCCAGTTTCTCCAGTATCACCTTTAATGCCTTGAATACCTTGCACACCTTGTGGACCTGTTAATCCTTGTTCACCTTGTAGACCTGTTAATCCAGTATCACCTTTAGGTCCTTGTGCACCAGTTAAACCTGTTGGTCCTTGTGGGCCAGTTGCTCCTGTATTTCCTTGTGCACCTGCTGGACCTTGAATACCTTGTTCACCTTGTGGACCTTGTTCTCCTTGTGGACCTTGTTGACCTGTACCAATTGATGCCACATAAAGTCTTGCAGTATTAGGAGATGTAACTTCTATAGAGTTTTGGAGTTTCTCTGTACTTATTTTAACTTTTGCTTTCATCAGAATGTGATATCTCCCTCTTGGACAATTGTTCCTCTCAATACTGTAAATGGCGGGGTATTCATATTGTTACCCTGCACATCAAAGTAATTCCTTGCATTAGGGAATACAAAACCATAAGGAATTTCTATGTTAAGAACATTATCTTGAACATATGTATTTAGGTTCACTATTTCTTCCCCTGCGTTATTTTTTACCAAGCCACTAAATTGGTATGGGGAAATGTCAATGACTTTATCATCCTCATCTACCATAGTGATTTGAAACTTTGCCAAGTCACCTTTATATACTCTCCACTCTAACTGTGGTGGAGTTAAATCTAATATTTCCATTTAGTCCCTCCAAAATTCCTGAACTACCTCTATTTTATAATTGATGTATTGCGACTAAGCCAAGTTGCAATAATGGAGGAATACTTTGAGTAACAATGAATGGATGACAGTCCTATTAAGCCTTGCTGCTATAGGCATTGCTGCAGGCTGGCGATTGCTGGACCTGTTTTTACCCAAAGGCAGAATGAGTAAGTGGGTTCGTGACAACACTGTTGAAGCAGACCCTGAAAATGAGGAGGAAACAAATGGATAACATTTATTACAAGGGAGATTTAATCCCTGCTGAGAACTGGGACTACACCCTGTCTAAGCCTAAGACCAAATCAAGTAAGAAGGAGTCTAAGAAGGCTGAGGTGGAACTACCACCAGAGGTGCCAGTAACACAGGAGTAATCCTTTGTTAGAGATAATTGTGTCCCTAACCCTCCTCCTAACAAGTGCGGGTATGGACAAAAAAGAAGTAGTCTGTAGCCTTGAGTTAGTTAAGAAAGAAAGCAACTATAATTTACATTCTGTTAATTCTAAATCAGGTGCTTACGGACTATTCCAATTAATGCGGGTAAACAAAAAGTTACCCATTGAAAAACAGGTTGATAGATATGTTAGGTATTTAGACCACAGGTATAAGGGAAATGCATGTCTGGCTCTATCCCATTTACGCTTAAATAACTGGTATTAGCCCCTATTTGTGCTATGTTCTACACACATGAAGATGTAGGTATTGTCTTAAAGGTTAAGGTAATACACACATCAAAGAAAACTTAATAGTGTGTGTATTGTTTTAAAATATTGCTGATGGAGTGTAGGTATTGAAGTCACAGTAACCGCATCTTTTAGCGCAGTAAGGAATGTGAATATAGAAGGAGAGCCTTTCTATGTGTATTTCCTTCTGTTTCATATCTAAACAATACACATACTTTCTTGATTTCTTTAATGTAGCCCCAATATGTGCATAGGAGAAAGACATGTTAGTAAGTGAATACTTTAATAAGTTCATATCAGACAAGCCATATAGATATCAGACCAAGTTAAACATGGTGAGATGCCTTAAGAAGTTAGAACTATGGGATATGGAGTATGAAGAAGTAACTCCAAACCTTTGCTGGAATAGGATTGAAGCCATAATCAACCAGAATGTTAAGAGATGTTATTCAGGGTATATGAGAAATATCTTTGACTATAACTTTAAGCAGATGCCAGTAGTAATGGGTATACCTAAGACCTATGACTTCCCTCCCAAGGAAATCATCCATGAGTTAATTGAGAGTAGTAAGTACAGAAGGATTCTCTATCTATGTATGTATGCAGGTCTTAGGGTAGGTGAGGCTTGTGCTGTTGTACCCTCTCAAATTAAGAAGGAGGGTAATCATTATTGGCTTAATGTAGATAGGGCTTTTAGTCAGGATGGTATTTCTCTTGGTTCCCCCAAAACTTTAGGCAAGGTAATGATTCCTGAATGGTTAGCCCTTGAGGTATTGGCTATGAAGAAGGAAGATTATTGGCAAAAGGGAATACCTACTAAGAGAGTTACTACTTGTTGCCAGTCTTTAGGCCATACTCAAAAGGCAAGAATCAATCCTCATATGCTTAGACATTGGTTTGCTACAGATATGGTTAAAAGAAATATCCCAGCCAATGTGATTATGAAGCAGATGAGACATAAGACTATTAATACAACTATGCAGATATATGCTCAGGTTAATAACACTGACTTTGTAGATGCCCTGCCAAATAGGACTACTTCTTAGTACAGGAAACATCAAATGTGGATATTGCTTCAACTATTTCTTTAGTAGTTGTAGTCAATCCTTCTTCCCCATATTTGATGATTGTCTTGTCATTAAGAGTATTTCCTTCATAGGACTCTTCTATTAGTACCCCACCATTTGCATCAAGGGCTTTGACTGTGCAATTGACCCTCTCCATGGGGTTCATCTCATTAATCTTAAAAGTGGCTCCCCAGTAATACTCATTGTTCTCATCATCAAAACCACTCATATCTTTGATATCTGAGATTGCTAATGTCTGAGGTGCTGTTGGTTCATCTGAACCTGTGAACTGACCTATCACTGCTAAGACAAGAAATACCAAAAGGAATATGAATCTCTTCTTCTTAAACCAAGGCTTGCCTACAGGAGTCTGTTCTGTCATGCCCTAAGCATAGACCAAACCCCTCCCTTAGTTATCAGACATAGTGGGAGGGGTAAGGCTTTTCCTACAGGCAGGGTAGGAAACTTAGGTGGTTTCTGTGGCTATCACGCAGAAGTCTTCTTCTACTGACTGGTCCTTCACCACATATAGGCGTAGGGCTGCTGCATACCAACCCCAAGCAGGCATTGAAATGTTAATTTGTTTGGTTACAGATGGCGTACTTGTGCCTTGCATATTTGCTTTGATGTAAACCTTGTCTGGCCTGTAGTCAGTAGGCAAGGTTGTTAATACTTCTATTGATGAATATAACTGTATCTCTTCTGTAGATGCCATATCCCATGGTGTTATCTCTGCTACTCCACCTGTTAATTGTTGGTCTGATATAAATACCCGCACATTTTCCCTTGCTACATTTGAGTCATTATGAATCAGAATCATTCTCTCCTGCACTAAGGCAGGTGTGTTATCTACATTGTTAATAGAATAAGGAGTCACAATTGCATCTACCTGAGATGTTGTGATGCCTGTGAATAATGAGTTGTTACCAGTAGGAATAGTAACTGGATACCAGAGGTGGTAATTGACTCCATTATCCTGCCCTGCTGGGGCAATATTTGTATAGTTATTGTTTGTAATGGCACCATTTCTTGTAGTGCTAACTCCATAGATTTTCATTAGATGTACTCCGTATATGAGATATTCATTCTTAAGTAACACCAGTCAATAGAGCCATAGTTAGCAGAAGATGTATTGCCATATCCTCCACCAATAATAAATGGCTTAGATAAACCAACAGGGTTTGCCATATCAATAACTGAATTTTTCATTGTGCTATTAAGAATTGGAGACATAACATCTCCATTATTAATATTAGTTGAGATTAATTGTGTATCAACAAACCAGTTACTTTGGTTCTCTCTTGCTGTAGTTGGGAATGTTGTTGAGTTCCAGTAATGGAAGTACCAGTCTTTGCTTGCCCCACCTGCAGAAGAGTTAACTTGAAATACCATGTCCATGGTTCCAATTGAGTATGAAGCACCATTGGTTATTGATGCCTTAATTCTTGAATCAACATTTGCTTTATTGAACTGAGCCATGTAAGCCTGCTTACCATTTGTAGCATCAAATCTGCCTACCCAAGCCTGAATCCTTTGCCATGTAGATGTTGCTCTTGAGTTTCCAGTTCCTGTAGATAATTCAACATTTCTCCAAGATGCCTGATTGGTCCAATCCAAGTCTCCACTTGTAAAAGAAGTATATGTACCTTTGTTGTCCCATCCTGAAATGAAATTATCTCCAATGTAAACAACTGCATTCCTTGTCACAGGTTGCGGTACATAAGCATTCCAAACAACTATTGAAACAGTTCCACCTGTTGCAAGTCTTGTACCTGATGAAGGAGACTGAGATGCAACTGTATCTGCTGTGGCCTGTCCATTAAATGTTTGGTTCTGATATGACACAGATGCGTTTAAACCTAATGCTTGGATATTAGATACTGCTGTAGTTCTTGCCTGTCCTACATAGTTACCTACTGTTGGTCTTCCATCTACATAAACTCCATAATTGATTGAACCTGAATACTGTGAAGTTCCTGCTGCTGGTGACTGTGTTGCTACCTTGCCAAAATCACCTGTGTTCTGTGTTGAGGTATCACTAAGGCTCTTGCTACCCCATGTGAAGTTGGAATTAATAGAACCTGATGAAGGAGTTAACCCAATAATGCTGGGTACTGTGTAAGTAGGTTCCTGTAGATATAAATCAACATAGACTGTTGATAGAACTGGAACTACCTGATTTGCATTAGGACTTTGTGCATAGCACTTATTGAAAAGGCTGGAGTCCCTTGTATAGGTTACATTTCTTAAACTTGTACTTAATTCTGCTGCAGTAATCGTATTCTGTATTGTGTTTAGACCTACTAAGTTAACAACATTAGGTACTGTGGTAGTTGTGTTTGGAACATTAACTACAAAGTTAATATTACTAAACTTAGGAACAGTACTTCCTGCTGCTGTTCCCTGACTTCTGACCTTGCCTTCATCTGCTACAACTGTGGTTTCAAAGTTGGAGATGGTTCCAGAGTAGAGATTTGCATTCTCTAAGGCTGTCTCTGCTGCTGCCTGTGTGAGTCCTACAAGATTAGGAACTGTGGCAAGAGTGTTTACATAAACTGTGTAGTTAACGCTGCTGTTGGTCTCTACCTGAGTACCTGCTACAGGGAAGGTGGACTTAATCTTGCCATCTAATGCTGCGTTTGCTGTGGGTTCTGTGCTTCTGGTTCCTACAGATAGGTTGACTGCATTTAAAGTTGTGTAGATATCATCTTCATCTGTGTTTACTAAATTAGGTACTGTTACATAAGGCTTCTGAATGTAGTAGTCATATATGACACTTGTTCCAGTGTCCTGTATTGAGCCTGCAGCAGGGAATTGAGACCCTACTACAACCTTTCCTACAAGGGATGTGTCATAGGTTTCTACTGTGTCCAGAGGCGTTCCTACAACTAAATTGGCTGCAACAATGGCTTGGTCTGCTGCACTCTTTAATAATCCTCCAACATTTGGAACTGTGGTTGTTGGTTGAACAAAGTTATATAGTCTTACAGAAACATTTAATCCTTCTGCCATTGATTCACCTGCTGCTGGAATCTGGGAATCAATAACTACCTTGTCATCATTGGCAAGAACAGATGTTGTGTCATACCCTGCAATTGTGTAACCAAAATTAAGTGGTGTAAGAATGTCATTAAGTTCAGTTGTAGTCTTTAAATCTAAGTCTGGTACTGGATGTGTAACAGGAGGTGGTGGTGGAGGTGGAGTAGGAGCCTCAATAGACCACTTAACAACCTGAGAAACATCTACATCTGAGATAGAAGTAGGCAACCAAGAGATACTTGTTCTTGCCTTTAACTTTAAGTTAGTAATCCAAGTAGAACCAGTCCACACCTTAAGTGCGTTCTGTGTTACCCAGTTACTGCCATCCCAGACCTTTTGCATCTAATTATGACCACCTAATTGGTGCAATGCTCATATAAGGATTGACTATTGAAACTGTTCCAGAGCCTGTCTTTCTTGCTACTGGTGTTACTACTGTTGCACCTGCATTAAATATTGCATAGAAATCATTTGCTACAGAGTTCTTTCCTGATACAAAAGATGTTGCTGCATCTGCTGCTCCAATTGCTCTTGTTGTTGCTCCTGATAATTGGACTCCATAGTTAACTCCTGCAGTGTTATCACCTACTGGTTCTACAACGCCATAAGAGACATGGACCCATGCAGGCTCTGTAAGAGTTACTGTTACTTGAGAGAGGTTTGCTAATGCTTGATAGGTACCTGTGTTTGCAATTGTTTCATTACCCTCATAAAAATACTTAGCAGGGCTTGGAAGTACTGCATCTGTATCAAACCAAATCTGTCCTACTTGTGGTGCAGATGGTGCTGCTGCTTGTACTACTGCAAGTCCACCTACGCTACCCCATGAGTTATCAGCCTTCTTTACATAGAATGCATACTCTGACTCTACATATGCTGCATTTACTGTTGGATTTAAACCTGCAAGTTCTGCAAAGGTATCTACCTGAATGACACCATTATCTTGAACATCAAGTAATTGTTCTGCTGTAAGGACATTGCCATCAGCAAACTGGATATATCTAATTGTCATATAAATCTACTCCTTGGAAATAATATAAATTTTACCCTCCATGTATCTTGGTCAGCATTGAAAGTTTGTTGTATGCCAATGACTGTCAATGTGTCATCAAAGGTGAATGTGTCTGTCTTATGATGAACTTTGATTCTGTCCAATATCTCTGAAGATGCTGCTAATGATGGGTTCTTTTTACCATCCCATTCAATTTCCTTAACTAAGGCTGTTGGTGTCTGCCATTTATTAAGAATTCTGTTTGCCCACTGAGTAAACTGTTGTGAGTCTTCCTGTAGATTAAAGTTAGTATCAACATTTAAAGCATGGGTTCCATATCTATTGATTAGGGCTTGCCTTCTTACAGGCTCCATAGTGTCTGTCTCTATTGCTTCTGTAGTTACAAATGCTCCTATACCTGCATCAGCATCTTCTTGGAATTCCCGCTTAAAATATCCATAGGTATTCTGTGACTGGACTTCATTAATGGTTGATTGAATGTTGTAATCAAGTGAGATGTTCTTATAGGAATACTTAGTTGGGTCCTCATTATTAAATTCCATATGGGTAGTTCCAGTTGGAATAGTCTCTGATGCATACAGTTGAAGAACTCCTTCCTTGTCATAAAACATGAAGGCACCTTCTGTGTCAGAGGCAAGGATTAGGGACTCCCACAGAGTCTTATCATCTTTCCAATATCCATGGATTGTCTTACCACCACCATAAATTTCTTTGTCCATATCCTGCTTACCTGCGTTAGTAAACAAGGTATTAATTCTCTGACTCCATGATTGACTGCCATGAGTAGAAATATTGTTAAGTCTTGTCATTGTCTGTTGCAAGTCTGCAATAGGGTCCATAACATCAAATGAAATCAGTGGCTTATCTTTATCACTTCTGTAGTCAACAAACTGATTGTTCATTCTGCCTTGAAATATAATCTCATCATTCCTGCGTAGGCGTACCTTAGTCTTGGGTACCATATAAACATTTACATTTGGGTCAACTAATTTGTTAGTAGTTACAACATGCATAACTCCAACATTAGGAATTGGTAATGCATTGGCTCCTGTATAAGAGTCAACACCTCTCTTAATGTTTATAGATAAAACACCATCAAGTATTTCTGTCCACTCATATAAATTGTCATTATCAAGTTGTTCATCAGATGCAATGGTTGCTTCATTTAATGCATCTGTACCAAGGGTAAACAGACCATCAATAAAGGTTCTGAGTTCTAATGTTAATTCATCTTGTAACTTCATCTGCCATTGACTCCTGCATACTTATCAAGAGCAGATTTAACATACCTGCCTACTTCATAAGGGTCAGAGCCAATGCCTGCATTGATAGTTACATTTATTGCACTGCCTCTTGCCCTTGCAATATTAGGCTGTAGTTTGAGAGAACCCATACCTGCTACTGCTAAACCTGCGTTACCTCTAATACCAAGTGCTAAGCCCTGCATAAGGTTTGCACCATAACCAGCCATGACTTTAGATGGTGAAGAGATATTGAATAGTGATTTAAATCTGTCCTTCATATTCTTGGCAAGTGTGCCAATAAAATTAAGTGGTGCTGATGAAAGGGACTGCATTCCTGCAACAAGTCCGTTAACAATATTCTTGCCTATTTGTGACCAATCTTGGGTCTTAACTTGTGTAACAAAAGCACTGTAAAGATTTCTAAAGAATGTGGCAACTGTATTTACAAGATTTGTTGGACTGAATGCTTTGAATAAACCTGCAATGATGTTGTTACCCATCTCTTCTGCAACCTTGGATGGGGAAGCAATACGGAAATAAGACTTACCCCAATTTATAAAGCCATCTCTTAGACCTTTCCAGAAGTTTTTAAAGATATCTGGAATGCCTTTCACAAGTGCTACTGGGTCGCTTAATCCATCTATGATTCCCTGTAAAATTTCTCTTGCAACTTTTTCATATTGTTCTGGTAGTAATTTAAGAGCAATTAATCCAGCACCTAAGACAATGGTTATCTTCTTAAATGGGTTCAAGGCTGTCCATGCTTTTTTAATTGCTTCTGCTAATAATGCCCATGCTATGCCAGCCTCAGCCAAACCAATACCAGCAAAGGCACCTCTGAGTATTCCTAACTTCTTTCCAATTTTTCCTAACAAAGAGTTTGCACCAGTTAAGGCTGTAACTAATGCTGATAACTTGCCTACAGTCCATACTAATCCCAATGCAATGGCTAATAGTTTTACTTCTTCATGAAGTTTTGTTTCCCCTGTTTCAGGGTCCTTGTATGTAAGTAGGTCTACTAACTCTTTAAGTAATGGGACTGTTAACTTTAGAATTGGTAGCAATATTTCTGCAAGAACATCTTTGAGAGTCTCTAACTCATACTGTAATTCTTGGGTAGTTGTAAACTTTAAATCTTCATTAATGTCATCTGATAAAACCTTGTATAAGTACTTGACCTGTTCTGTAACAGTCTTTAGTTTCTGGAAGTT